TGATATTTATATTTAAAAAAGGAATATAATGGATTACAGTGAAAATAAACCGATATGGCCAGGAAGTTCTTCATTTACTACCGGCTCTACACCGTTTGGTTTTTTTGACACCGATTCAACTTTCCAAAATCACGCTGATCGATTTGCAAAGGCTGCTGCACAACATTTAGGATATCCGATAATGGATGTTGAAATGCAAGCAATTAATTTTTATACTGCATTTGAAGCGGCGGTTATTGAATATTCAAATCAAGTAAATCAAGTTAACATTGTTAATAATCTAATGAATACATTAGGTGTTCAAACTGCATCTGCATTTTTAAGTGGAAAAAGTTTCACCGGAGCAGTTGTTGGTAATTCATTTGGATATATTACAAAATTATCAAAAGCATATGGGAATGAAGCCGACAGTGGAGGAACACTTCGTTGGCATTCTGCGTCAATTGATATGGTGCCTGGTCAGCAAACATATAGTTTGCGTGCTGCAGTATCTGCGTCATTGGGAATTAATATAACAACATCATCGATTGAAGTTAAACGAGTTCTTCATAATCCACCACCAGCACTTGTTAGATATTTTGACCCATTCGTAGGAACAGGATTAGGGTCTCAACAATTGATGGATTCATTTGGATTTGGTGGGTTTTCACCATCAGTATCATTCATGATGATGCCAATTAATGCCGACTTGTTCCGACTGCAGTCAATCGAATTTAATGATCAAATACGTAAGTCTCATTATACATTTGAGATACACGGAGATGATATTAAAATATGGCCCGTTCCTACATCGGGCACAGGATCATCATCTTCAACACCATTTTTCAGTCATGTATATATAGATTTTGTATTTGATGATGAAAAAACTAATGATGCACTTTTATTTGGCAATACCGCACTTTTAAACAATGTTATTTCAGACGCATCAAATATACCATATACATATCAAACATATAGGAATATTAATGATATGGGTCGTGCGTGGATCATTAAATATGGCATTGCATTAGCAAAAGAAATGCTAGGATATATTCGCAATAAATATTCAAGTGTTCCAATTCCGAATGGCGAAGTAACACTTAATGGTGCTGATTTAGTATCACAAGGCCAAGCTGAAAAAGGCGAATTGATTACTCAATTGCGAGAATTTTTAGATAAAATGACAAAAGAACAAATGATGACTCGACAAAATGCAGAAGCAACGCAGATGCATGAATTGTTAGGAAAAGTACCATTAAAAATATACATTGGATAAGGGAGAGAACATATGGCAATATTTGGTGGTATTAGAGATGCAAAATTTTTAGCTGCAATTAATTCTGAATTAATTAATGCAATTATAGATACTGAAATTGAATTTTTCAAACTAATTGTTGAAAAAAGTGCATCCAATCTTTATGGAGAATCAGAAAAAAAATCATTTTATGATTCAATATTAATTCCTTGTGTTATTACTAAAGAAGGTAAAACGGCAAGTATGGATGATTATGGTCATTCATATACTAGAACCGGTCAATTTGCAATTTCTAGAGATATTTTAGAACGAGCGGATTTTTATCCAGAAGTCGGAGACATTATTTTCTGGGACAATGAATATTATGAAATCGACAATGTTGATGCAAATCAATATTTTGCAGGTAAAAATCCTGAAACGTGGCCGAACGGCAATCAATTTGGATATAGTGTATCAGTATTATGCGATGCACATGCAACAAGACAAACACCAATCGGCATTACGAATTTGAGAAAAGGTGGCAATAATACATCACCGGCTTATAAAGGACATTAATGCCTAGATTGAATAGACAAAATATTGATCGAAAAACTAATAAGCCTAACCCATATCGTACAGAAGGACTTACAGATGATTTGTTGTTGAATAGATCAACACAAATACGTCGCGATGATGATGTAATTCGCAATGTAAAACGTACGATCTATGATATTGATTATGCAATGAAGTGGTATATTGAAAATGAAATACGACCACAAATTACTACTAATGAACAAGTATTACCAGTTCCTGTTATTTATGCAAACGGCGAAAAATGGGATAATGTACGACGCTTAGGTTATCTTCGAGATGAAAAAGGAATGCTTCAATCTCCTATGATAATGATTAAACGAACAAGCGTCGTAGAACGAGATGAACAACGTACGTTGGACGTTAATCGACCAAACAGCGATAATTCAATTGTATGTAGAGACAAATACAATCAACGTAATCGTTATGAGGATGAATTGTTTCCAATTCCTAAAAATGAACCACAACCATCTCAGCAAATTTATGTTGTAGATATTCCGAAATATGTTACTATAGAATATGAATTAATGTTGTGGTGTGATTTTACTCCTCAGTTAACAACATTGGTTGATCAATTGATAACATATAATCGTTTTTCTTGGGGGAATGAAGGAAATAAATTTCCTACATCAATGGGATCTGTATCATTTGAAACTGTAAATACAGTAGGAGAAGATAGATTAGTTAGAGCAACAATTCCATTAACAGTTAATGCAACTTTATTAGCAGAACAAGAAACTAGATTGAGTACTATTAAAAAAGCATATTCAATTAAAAAAGTTGTGTTTACTAATTTTGTTGACATCTCCGGAGATTTATTTGGATCAACAAATGTATCATCAAAAGTATTACAAGCACAAAGCTTTGTTGCTAATGGCGGAAGTTTAGTTGTATCAAATGGTAGTACGTCTACGCAAATTGATCCAATAACAATGGCATACTTAGTAAATTTAACTGAAAAAATTGCAACATATTCAAATGCAACTACAGTAACTGTAACGGGATTAGCTGCAACAAACCCAGTAAATTTAACAGTAGCAACCGTAAATGAATTTGATATATACATTAATGGACAATATATTGATAAACCATGTTATACGTGGACACCTAGTGACATAACGAATCAATCAATTGTATTCAATACTACTACGTTAGGATATACGATTGAAACAACGGATGTAATTGTAGTGAAAGGTAGGTGGACATAATGGGTAGACAGTTTAAACCAGGACAGTTACAAACTGGTTCACTATATAATATATCTTCAAGCTATGCTGTAACTGCATCATATGCACTTAATAGTACCGCTGGCGGTACATTTCCATTTAGTGGTAGTGCCGTAATTACAGGTTCATTAGAAATTAAAAGTGATATTAATAGTATCTTTATAATTAAAAATTTTAATAATCAGCCTATATTAACAGTATCACAAAGTGGTGTAGTTATATTAGCAACACAAAGTGCAGAATTAACTGGCCCGGCACCATATGGTGGAATATATTTCACTTCCGGATCATTTTTTGTAGGATTGGGCTAGAAAATAAAACAATGTAATATTTATAATAAAATAAAAACAAAGAAATAGGATTTGCCATGGCAGAATGGAAAAAAGTAGTAGTCTCGGGTTCGGCTGCGATATTAAGTCAAGTTAATGTTGGTGCTAATCAACAAATTACAACGTCACCAGCAACAACACAATTATCAGGTTCATTCTCAGGATCACTTCAAGGAAATGGCGCTGGTTTAACGGGAGTAACGAATGCTACAACATTAGCATCATTGACTCAAGGCTCTGGAATTGCTTCGTTTACATTTAATGGTAGTGCAGCACAAACCGTTGCATTGAAAAATGCTGGATCATTAACTAACAACCTTATTACAAAATGGGATTCTAGTAATGGTCAACTAGTAAATAGTTCATTAACTGATAATGGTACTACTATTTCAACTACATTGCCAATCCAATCAACTGGTGCAACTTCTAATTTATCTGGTTCATTCTCTGGTTCATTCCAAGGTAATGGTGCAGCGTTGACAGGCGTAACAGCAACAGCAATTTTCCCTACCACTGCAAAAACAGATTTAGCAACTACCGATCAATTCTTTATCAACGACGGCGCTAACAAATTTATTACATACGGCAACTTAGTAACAGACTTAGCAGGTTCTGGTGCAGGTACAAGTAATTTAACTACAGGCGATACTGGCGATAGTTTAGCATTAACAGCACAGATTGCAGTAACAGGAGTTACAGCATCATTATCTGGTAATGCAACAACTGCTACCACAGCAACAAATGCAACCAATACTGCAATCACTGATACTACGACTGGCACTGGTCCTTATTATATTACCTTTGTTGATAATACAACGGGTAACTTAGCACAACGTGTTGATTCAACCGGATTAACATATAACGCAACCACAAATACATTAACAGCAACAGCATCATTTGCAACACAAGCATTAAGTGCATCATTTGCATCGACAGCTCCTTATTCAGGATTAATAGGAACGCCAGCTGGAATTGTTTCTGGATCTAGTTTAGCAGCAGGTTCAGGTCAAGGTTCAACTACCTTAACTACCAACGGTGTCAGTTCAGGTGACGTTACAGCAACTGGATTAGGAACGGCAGGAACACCAACATTTGCTGGTTTAACAATCACTAATGGTAATATTGCAATAAACAATACAACATCCACCGCTCTTACTACAACTGGTACAACAGCAGCATTATTTAATACTACAGCAACAACATTAAACATTGGTGGAGCTGCAACGGCTATTAACATTGGTGCAGCAACAGGTAATACCACAGTTAATAATAATTTAATTGTAACTGGTGACTTTACCGTTAACGGAACAGCTTCAATTATTGATACAACAAATTTAAGTGTTGAAGATCGATTCATTATATTGAACCATGGTTCGGGATCGGTATCACCAACACAAGAAGGTGGTATTATTATTGAAGGTACCACAGCAGGTTCGGGTAGTGCATTTTATTATGATGGAGGCACAACTCTTCGTTGGGGCGTTGCATTAGGAGTAGCAGAAGGCGCTATATCAGTAACACCAAATAGTTTCGTTGTTACAGTTTCTGGATCTAATGTTAATCCAACATCAGACCCAATATATGGTGGAGCTACTAACGGATTTGGTAACATGTATGTTAATACTTCAGACAGTTCAATTTGGATTTACGCATAATTTTTATTATATTAAAAATAAAATAAAGTTACAATGGGAATAATCAATAAACTATCAAATGCAATTTCAACACCTGCAGTAGATGAAAATCAACTAGCACCGGAAGAAATTGAATTTTTATTGAATGCATTAAAAACAACAACCTTAATGGGTGAACATGTTGAAATGTTTTATAACATGGTTGTTAAATTGCAAAATCAATACGTAGAACAAACTAAATAATAAGTTATGGATATTTTTTCAATAGATTTTACTGTACCAGAAATCCAAACAATGCGTCAATCTTTAGACCTCATAACAATTGCAGGTAAAGATGCACGCTTTCTAGCAAATCTTCAAACTAAACTAGAACACGAGTTAACTCAAATTTCTCAGATGTTAACTGCGGAACAAATGAAAAAGCAAGAAGATTTACAAAAAGCAATTGTGACGGATAAGAAAATCAAGTAATCATATTTATATTAAATGAGATTGTTGGCCGCAAGGAAGTAGGCGCACACACGGCATAAGTGTATGTATCTAACCGCAATCTAAAAGGAAATATAATATGCCATCATGGAATCGCGTCATAGTGTCGGGCTCTAATGCCTCACTAAATTCAATTACTACACCAGCTGGGACTATTAATAGTATCACAGCATCATTTGCATCAACAGCATCGTTCATCAACGTAACTGGCTCAAATGCTTTTGTACAAGGCGGAAATAGCTTTGGAGCTGCAGCTTTACTAGGAACAAATGATAATAACTCATTAGCTTTTGAAACAAGTGGCTCTACGAGAATGTTTATTTCTAGTAGTGGATTGGTTGGTATTGGAACATCAACACCTGCATATACGTTAGATGCGCCATCAGGATCTTTAAGATTTGTTACATTAGCTGTAGGTAATGACGCAGCAGGTAGCGCCGTATTATCGACATCTGGTAATTACATGTTTGTAGCAGGTAATAATAATCATGATGTTATATTACCTGGATTTTTTGCACAACGTAGTGGAGCAGGATATGGAGTAGGTATTCAAGCAACACAATATCCTTCAATTGCAACAAGTGCAATTTTAACACTAACATCAACAACAAAAGGATTACTTACACCGAGAACAAACTTAACGTCAAACATATCAGGCCCTGCTCAAGGTTTGCTGACTTATATAACATCGAGTGCAACAGAAGGTTTATACTATTACAATAGTGGTTCCTATCAAGGATGGACGAGACTACTAAACAATACCGGGTCACAATCTATCTCCGGTAGTTTATCAATTACACAAAATATTACAGCATCTCGTGTATATATTTCTAGCTCAAATGGAACTGTAAATGGACCAACATTAACAGTATATGGCTCCGGATCAGCGCAACCAGTATTTACCATACAAGGTTCCCAAGGAGAATTATTCTCAGTAACGGATTCATTGTCAGGATCTTTATATTCTGTAAATGATATTTCAGGTTTACCTATTTTAGAAGTATTCTCTGACAATACCATACTGATGGGTAGCTATTTAGCACCGTCATTAAACACAACAACAAGAACGACTACCACAGTAGGTAGCAACACAATATACACAATACCAACTGCATCATACACCGGCGCATTCTTTGAATACACTGCGGTTAGTGCGTCCAATGCCCGAGCCGGATCCATTATGGCCATTCACAATGCAGGTACCATTAGATTCACGGAAACTACAACTACGGATATAGGAACAACTGTCGGACTTGCATTCACTGTAATACAAACCGGCAGTAACTTTGCATTGACAGGGTCATCTGCAACGGCAGGGTGGACGATAAAAACAATTGTAAGAAGCATATAAGTTATGGCATTTTCATTTTCACC